AAGGTCTGATCCACCTACACGAGTCACTGAAGAAACACAAGATACCTGCACACTTTGTGGCTAATGTCCATGATGAATGGCAGATAGAATGTCCTAAGCAGTATGCTGATGATGTTGGTGAACTCGCTGTAGCAGCTATTGAGAAGGCTGGTGTTACCTTGGGTTTACGTTGTCCTCTAACGGGTGAATACAAAGTAGGAAACAACTGGAAGGAAACACACTGATGATTACCAACTTTGATGAGATTGATTCTCTTGTCGTAACTATTAAGATAGGAAAGGATGAATCTGGTTATGTAACGATGGACGTTAACAGTGATAAATTAGTATCAAATCGTATGATGTTGGCATTGCTACATTCTATTGCTGAATCAGCTACAGAATCAATGATAGCTGAGGTACAAAGTAGAATATTGCTTGACAAGTTTAAGATGAACTGATAGACTGTAGTTGTAATTTTACTGAGGAAATTAACATGGAACAAAAACCTGTACGTATTGAAGCAACCTTGATGTGGCCCTTCCTTGATAAGCCTAACGATATGTCTGGCAAGTATCAGGTAGATCTGACAAATCTGTCAGATAAGGCTGTTAAGGCTTTGGAAGATATGGGTATCTCTGTTCGAAACAAAGAAGGTAAAGGCTTTTACATTACCGCTAAGAGTAACCATGAGATCAAAGCATTAGATAAGAATGGTGATCAAGTTATGGCTCATATCGGTAACGGTACAAAGGCTGTCTGTGTCATGGGTTCATACTCATGGACCTTTAAGAATAAGAAAGGTGTATCTCCTTCACTGAAGAAGCTAGTGGTAACTGACTTAGTCACTTACAGTGCCCAGCCTAAGAAAGAAGAAGAGGAAACTGACGACGTACTGTGATGATTAATCTGCCTATCATTGATGGTGATATTCTTTGTTATCGTGTAGGCTTTGCCTGTAACGAAGAAACAGAGCAAGTAGCCATAAAGACGTTGGCAGAATTATTGGAGGAGTTGGTCTACATAGACCTCTCTTCCGATGATTGCATTGGTTATCTAACAGGTAAGAATAACTTCAGGTATGACATCGCTAAGACACAACCCTACAAAGGAAACAGAAAAGATGCGCCTAGGCCCATTCATCTTCATAGTCTTCGTGAGTATCTCCGTACTGCTTGGGACTTCAAAGTGGTTGACGGACAAGAAGCTGACGATGCAATCGGAATCCATGCTACACTTTTACGAGACGAATCAGTCATCGTAACTATTGACAAAGATTTAGATATGATTCCTGGTCATCACTACAATCCGGTAAAGAAAGAACATTATTACGTGAATGACAAAGAAGCCATTAAGAACTTTTATCGTCAAATCCTTACTGGTGATAAGGTAGATAACATCGAAGGATTGCGTGGTATTGGTCCTAAGAAGGCTGACAAGATCTTAGGTGATTATGATACTGACATAGCTATGTATGAGGCTGTCTTGAAGGCTTATGATGGTAATACTGAGCGTGTGTTAGAGAACGGACAACTACTGTGGATTAGACGTAAGGAGGATGAAGTATGGCAACCACCAACACCATCGTCTACCTAGAATGGGTAGATGCTGTAGCCAGCTCAGGATGGCAAATAAAGGGCACTGGGGCTTTAGCAAAGTGTAAGTCTGTTGGTTTTTTGACATACGAAAATAATGATGAAGTACACTTAGCAGCGGCGGTAGGAGAAAATGATTGCAATGCTGTCATGATTATTCCTAAGAGCTGGATAAGTAATTGGACGGAGATTGACATTGAAGCCTTCAAGCGCAAAAAACAAAGGAAGACTGCTGCAAAAGTTGGTAGTGCAAAAACTAAGAGATACTTTCAAGCTAAGCGAACATGATTGTAAAAGCACACCAATGGGTACACAGGGCGAGGATGTCTGGCTCTCGACGAATGCACTGGAACGATTTAGGTACGGTATTGAGTGCAAGAACAGAGCAAGAATCGCAGTCTACACTGACTATGAACAAGCAATACGGCACTGTGAAGGAAAAGACAAAGAACCCCTCTTAGTCATCAAGCAGAATAGATCTGATCCTTTAGCACTAGTTAGTCTTAATCACTTCATAGAACTAGCTGAGAAGGCTAAACTGTGGGAAACACACCTGAAGAAACAGACTGTAGAGGAAAGTAAACAAGCTACAAGGATGAGAAAGGTTTATGGCAAACATTAAAGTAGATTACATCAACCATATGGGCGATGATTTAACAGTAGTTAATGCTGCTCGTGTTAGCTTTGATAAAGAGTCAGAGGCTGTTAGTTGGTATGACATAGAGCAAAGCAATCATTACTTTCCTTTACCAGTGTTAGATCCTAAAGATGTCAAGCTTATTAATTACCTAGCTAAGCACAACCATTGGAGTCCCTTCAGTCATTGTTTTATTCAGTTCAGGATCAAAGCACCGATCTTCGTAGCTAGGCAGTTGATGAAGCATACGGTAGGACTAGCCTGGAATGAAGTCAGTAGACGCTATGTTGATACCTCACCAGAGTTCTATCAGCCTACTTACTTCAGACGTAAAGCACCAAATGTCAAGCAAGGAAGTTCATCAGAACCAGTAAAAAGTCACACTGATTGGAATGCAACAGTTGACAAATACACTGCTTATATGGTAACATTGTACGACCTAATGCTCAAGGAAGGTATTTGCCCTGAGCAAGCTAGGATGATACTCCCCCAATCCATGATGACTGAATGGTATTGGAGTGGGAGCCTTTACGCCTTTGCTAGAGTATGTCAATTAAGGTTAGCAAAGGAAGCCCAAGCAGAGACAAGGATCGTTGCAGAGAACATCTGCCGAGTCTGCTCTGAAGTATTCCCTAATTCCTGGGATGCCCTAATGAATGGAGATGAAGATGAGCGATAGTAGAATTAGTTTTCATATGTCAATAGGTTCAGATGAAGACGAAGAAGGAAAGAGGCACAACGCTGACTATGGTTTCCCACTACAGCATATGGTTGATATTAATGCTACCTACGATAGTGGTATAGCTTGGCCTACGCTGTTAGAGAAAGCCTGTGAAGCCCTCGGTGCTTACTACGGTTACGATGTCAAAGAGAAAGTATTCGTTAAGCAGTTTGACAAGATCGTTAACATATTCGGACATGATGATCCGTCACACTTTAGTACAGACTCAGACGCTGATGAGAATCCTGCTACTTGATATCGAATCAGCACCTAACACTGCGTATGTCTGGGGTTTGTTTCAACAGAACATCAGTATCAGTCAGATCGTAGACAGCAGTAGTGTTTTGTGTTGGTCCGCTAAGTGGTATCAAGGTGATCAGTTAATGTTCAGCAGCATCCTAAACGGTAAGAAGACTATGCTAAAGAAGATCCATAGTCTCTTAGATGAATGCGATGCTGTGGTACATTACAATGGGACTAGGTTTGACATACCTACACTCAATAAAGAGTTCCTAGAGGCTGGTATGTCTCCTCCAGCACCTTACCATCAGATTGATCTGCTTAAGACTGCTAGAAAGGAATTTAGGTTTCCTAGTAACAAGCTGGACTATGTAGCTAGAGCGTTAGGGTTAGGTCAGAAGACTAAGCATGAAGGCTTTGAACTTTGGATCAAGTGTATGAACAAAGACAAAGCAGCATGGGAAATCATGGAGCAGTACAATAAACAAGATGTAATCTTACTGGAAAAAGTCTATGAGCGATTTCTTCCCTGGATTCGAACCCACCCTAACGTCTCAGTCAACAAAGACCACCGAAGCTGTACACGATGCGCTAGTATCAATCTACAAAGGCGAGGGTTTAGTACCTCCCTTACAGGAAAGTATCAGCGTTACCAGTGCCAAGACTGCGGTGGATGGCAACAACAAAGAAGGAGTGAACCAATTGCTTCCGAAGTACTCAAACCAAGCTAAACAGGTCGGTGGTGATCATTACAAACAGACAACACTACAACCTTGGGATGTTATCTCAGCATGGTCATTAGACCCTTGGTTAGCTAATGTTGTTAAGTATGTGCAGAGGCACCAACGAAAGAATGGTAGAGAAGATCTACTTAAAGCAGTACACTATCTGGAGTATGTGATTGAGAACTATGACTTAGTAAAGAGTAAGTATTATAAGGAGTGACTATGGCTTTAACGATTCTGGACTTATTTGAAAAACTTAAGAGACTAGATGAGATCTCTCTAATGGAGATCTTAGGGATAACATCAGAAGAACTGGTAGACAGGTTTGAGGACAGAATCGAAGCCATGTTTGACCAACTTGTTGACGAAATAGATGACACCGAAGAGGACGAAGAATGAAGTTAAATAACTACTCAAGTTTTATCCACAAAAGCCGCTACAGTCGTTTCATTGACGAACAAGGCAGACGTGAGAACTGGAGTGAAACAGTTGATCGCTACATGGGATTCATGAAGAAACAACTGTTAGACAAACACAAGTATGAGATCCCACAACACATTTACAAAACAGTACATAAAGCAATCCTTAACATGGATGTAATGCCTTCGATGCGTTGTATGATGACTGCTGGAGAGGCACTTGAGCGTCAGAACATTGCTGGTTATAACTGTAGTTATCTGCCTATCGACGACCCTAAGTCCTTTGATGAAGCGATGTACATCCTCCTGTGTGGAACAGGTGTTGGATTCTCAGTAGAGGCTAAGTATGTTAATCAACTACCTGAAGTCCCTGATCAGTTATTCGATAGTAAAACTACTATCGTGGTATCCGACAGCAAAGAGGGCTGGGCTAAAGCATTACGACAACTCATTGCTTTACTATACGCTGGAGAAGTTGCAACCTGGGATGTATCCAAAGTTAGACCTGCTGGCTCCAGACTTAAGACCTTTGGAGGCAGAGCTTCTGGTCCAGAACCCCTCGTTGAACTATTCAAATTTGTTATTAGGAAGTTCCAAGCGGCCAAAAATCGTCGTCTGTCGTCCCTTGAATGCCATGATATTCTGTGCAAGATCGGGGAGGTTGTTGTTGTGGGTGGTGTGCGGCGTTCTGCGATGATCTCTTTAAGCGATCTAAGTGATGATCGTATGGCACACGCTAAAGCCGGTGCTTGGTGGGAACAGCAAGGACAACGTAGCCTAGCTAACAATTCTGCTGTGTATGGTACAAAGCCTTCAGTAGGTCAATTCATGCGTGAATGGTGCTCAGTCTATGAGAGTCATTCAGGTGAACGTGGTATCTTCAACAGGGAGGCATCACAGAAACAAGCTGCTATCAATGGTCGTAGAGATCCTAACCATGACTTTGGTACGAATCCTTGCTCAGAGATTATCCTACGTCCTTACCAGTTCTGTAACCTCACAGAGGTCATTGTTCGTGATACGGACACACTTCAAGACTTGATGTATAAAGTACGTGTAGCAGCGATTCTAGGCACTTGGCAGAGCACAATGACTACCTTCCCATACCTACGTAAGATCTGGGAAAAGAACACCGCTGAAGAACGTCTATTGGGTGTATCGCTGACAGGTATCTATGATCATAAGCTACTGAATGATCCTGATGATAAAGCGTTACCAGCAAGATTGGAGATGTTGAAAAATGAAGCAATCATTGCTAATGAAGTTACAGCAAATGCTCTTAATATCCCTGTCTCTGCTGCTATCACTTGCGTCAAGCCTTCTGGTACTGTGTCTCAGCTTTGTGGCACTGCTTCTGGCATTCATCCTCAACATGCCCAGTATTACATTAGGCGTGTACGATCAGATAAAAAAGACCCTCTCACGGCGTTTATGATCGAACAAGGTATTCCTAGTGAACCTTGTGTGATGAGACCAGATAGCACTACTGTGTTCTCATTTCCTATGAAGGCTCCTGAAGGTGCTATCACCAGGGATGATGTTGATGCTATATCTCATCTTAAGTTATGGCGTGTGTATCAGCTTCACTGGTGCGAACATAAACCTTCAGTGACTATCTCAGTCAATGAGAATGATTGGCCTACTGTAGGGGCTTGGGTGTACGATAACTTTGATATCTGCACTGGTGTATCGTTCCTACCAATGGATGGAGGCACGTATAGGCAGGCACCTTATGAGACATGTAGCAAGGAAGAATATGAAGCCTTGTTAGCTAAGATGCCTTCAGATATCAATTGGGATATGCTCAAGGAGAATGATGATAACGTCGAAGGTGCACAGCAGCTTGCCTGTGTAGCCGGAGTGTGTGAGATCTAGATAAAAAAAGACCCCTGCAAAGGGGTCTATAAAGGTCACTAAGGAAAACTATGCCGAATATCTATGGTTGGTCTTTTCTAACTGGGTTCATGTTAGGGATTTGTTACTCGGATGATTTTGTCGTAGCTGACGAGGACGGATCTGAGATCCCTCTCGAAGGGTTCTTTGTCTTTGTTAACATTGGTATCTTCAGCTTTGTTGTTGGATGGGCTAAGGAGGAATAATGTCGCCTCTGCTTCACGACGAAGAACAAGGCCTTTGGTTACTTTACCTGCTGCAAGATTCCAACGCTTTAGTTCTTGAACAGCTTCCTCCCATTCTTCTTTGTTTATCCTTGTTCGCATCGTGGATGATCGGAGTCTAGCTGGTCCTAAGTTGTAAGTCCAGCTAAGTATTGCAGCAGCTTTATTTTGGTGTTTCGTCAACACTGGACAGGCTTTGTAGACTTGAAGTAGGAATCTCTCTGCATCAAGTTCAAATAAGGCTTGTCCTCTTTCTTTTGTGATCTCAGGATCATCTAAGGTAACCTTATCTCCATTCTCGTACATCGTAGATCCCCAACCTATGGTGGGTACGTTAGCACTACAGAGATAAGGTTTACTTCTCCATCCTTCGAATCTCTTAATCAATGGTTCAGCGATTGAGATTACTTCTTTGATTCCCATACCCTACCAACGAACCAAAAAGTTAGAATCAAGGACAGCATACCTTCATCGTAATCAGTCCATCCTGACAACAACACTGATGTCCATGAACCATCCTGAAGAAAAGCTAGATATAGTCCAGCAGCTTTGACAACTGAATAGAAAGCTACAAACCAGTACGTCACTGCTGGTCTAACCAAAGCAGATAGTGATGCTACCCACTTCCAAGCCTTACTGTCAGACTCTGCTTGTTGTTTGAATGCTTCACCGATAGCATCTAATTCATGCTCTTGTAGACGCTGATGTCCCTGCTGTAGAGCAAACTCTGCTTGCATCTTAGCGATAGAGACTTCAACATCTAACTTCTTCAGTTCATGCTCTCTTTCAAACTTCCTATCTAAGATCTTTAGGACTTCTGGAGCAAGACGAAAGACACCACCGATAAGAGCACCAATGAGTTCAAACATTGATGAAGTCTCCCATGATCTGGCGAACAACACTTGATGAAGGTGCGCTTGTCTGAATACCCCTACGCCTTAGTTCTTGCTGAATCTCTTCTAATGATGGTCCTGGCTCTACAGGAGATGTTGTTGGTAATTGCTGCATAGATTGATCTTCTGGTGTCTCTGGTGATATTTGAGGACCAGCACGAAGAGCCATAGCACCTGTATACTTACCAACAGCTTCAATACCACGCTGAATAACCTCTGCTTTTGGTTTCTGTCTTTGAGCTTCTTTTAACGCATTGTTTATGTTAGGATCAAAGAATACCTCAGACAAAGCCTTTGGAGAAGCAACATAGTCAGCTAATCCTTTAATACTGTCTGTTAAGATCTTAACTAAGTTACCAGACTGTGCTGTACCGCCTAATGCCCTAGTAGTGGCATAAGCCTCACCACCAGACATCATAGAAGGACCACCTGCTCTTCCTTCAGACTGTAAAGCCTTTTGCATAAAAGACATTGCTTTGATAGCATCTGCTTTATCTGCTGCTGTTGGGAACAAGAAGTTAAACTCACCAGACTGAATACCCTTTAGGGCTGCTTGGATATTAAAGGTAGGTGTGTTCGCAGCAGCACCTTTGATGTCTGCTTTGTTAAGTACATCTTGAAATAAGATACCACGTACTTGATTAGCTACATCAGGTGCTTGTTGACCTAGTGTACTGAACACAATAGCTTGCTGTGATTTAGGAAGTGTTGCTAGCTTCATAGCAACATCTTCAGGAACTAAGTCAGTAACTCTTTCTACATCAAAAGTCTTAGTAATAGGATAGTTAGCAAATTCTTCAATCTTGTCTATGTTTTTAGCAAAGTTGTCTCTTGCTGTTTTTAAACGATCTGCTCCAGGGACACCTTGATCAATAGCTAAATCTAAAGCATCTTTGTAGGCTCTTAGAACCTGTCTAGCAAAGTTCTTTACTTGTCCTTGAGCAACACCAGCGAACATATCACTACCACCAACATCAGCTAAGGAACCAGCACCTTTAAAGGCTGCTTCACCCCATGCTGATATGTTCTTCTGTAAACGTTCAATATCAATATTTCTTGCTCTATCAGGGACAGCAGGAACTACTGTAGTTGTTGCGGGTTGTCCACTAGGACCAAGAACTGTTGACTGAACAGTCTGTGCTGGTTGTCCAGGTTCAACAAATTCTTCTCTTATTTTCCTAAGAGCAGATATAAAAGAAGAATTCTGTGGTGTCTCTGGACCTAATTGAGCTAACTGTTGATCTACCATTTGCAATACAGGTGTAGTATCAACTAAACCACCAGCATTCTTTGCAGCAGCAAAGTCTCTTTTAGCTTGTGACTTAAGTTGTCCTGATAGGGCAGATCCAAAGTTGTTGAACGATGACCATACTTGATTAGTTAATGCAACAGGATCAACATTCATATCTCCTGCTCTGTTAAACAAACCAGTTAGGTAGTTACGAACATCAGAGGCTTGCTGTATGTCAAACTGTCTTGGGAGTTCTCCGCTTTCTGGAGCAGCACGAACACGCTCTTCCCTAGCTAGTTGTTGACGGTTTCCTGTGAACTGTCCTGGTGTAAGCCTACCTACATCAAGGACACCAGTATCAGCCGGTGTTCGCATACCTTCAGGCTTTAACAACTGACTTCTACCAGCTCTTAAACCACTAGCAATAGCGTATGGAGAAGCCTGTAGAGCAAACTGTGCAGCAGGAGAATCAGGTGCTATTGTACTTGCAGCTACGCCTGTAGCACCGGCTACAGGAGCCTCTATAGCAGCAGCGCCCATACCAGCCCTGCCTGTAATACCAGGAAGACCAGCAGCAGTCAATGCAGCAGCAGGGGCAGCAGCAGCACCAAATTCGTAAGCACCTCGAAAACCTGGGATAGTGTTTAAGTCTACTCCTGATAGTTCTTTTACACCTCTAACCATACCTTGTGTTGAAAAGGCAGACGGATCTTGTTTTTTCTTAAGGTAATCGTATAGGTTACCCCAACCACCAACAATGTCTAAAACACCTTTAGCGCCTCCTTTAACTAGAGACTCACCAAAGTCTCTTACATTCTGTGTGAATGTCTTTTCTTGAGCTGGCTCAAACACAGATCTTTGGTTTTTTGCATCACCACCATAAGCGTTAGGATCAATACCACGCCTACGCATTTCAGCTTCAATGGCTTGCATTTCCTCAAGGTTCATAGCCATTATTAACGCCTTCCGCTTTTGTAAGCATCAATGAGTTCTTGATCAGTCATATCAGACGCTTTCTTTGCCGTCTGTGGAGATATAGTCAGTGGTATTGTTGGTACATAACCAGATAGTCCTTTATTTTGTCTTGCGTAACTTTCTAAAGAACTAGATTCTTTAATAACATCGTTAGCACGTTTCTGTAAGTAAGAAATAAGCTCTGCTCTTGCCTGGGGACTGTTCTCAAGCTGTGGGACAATACGAACAATAAACTCTCTATCAGCATTAGATGGGTTAGATCCAAGAGCTTTAATCTTCGCTAACACAAGATCACCAGCACTCTTTGTATAAACTTCAGAGTTAGCTAGTTTTTGAACATCATTAGCACCAAGTAAACCAATCGTATTAAAGAAGTTTGCTACACCAACCCTACCAGAAGCAAATGTACCACTAGTGATGTTTTGCTGATTACGCCTAGCCATTTCATTTAAGCTATTCAGTTCACCAATAGCAGTTGTACGTAATTCCCTGGCTTTAACAACTGCTTTAGCGTCTTCTTGGCCTATCTGTTTTTGAAACTCAACTTCTTGTGGAGGCATGTTAGCTGATGCGTTGACATTAACTCGTGAGGCTTTATCAACAGGCTCAATCTGATTAGTTTTTAAGTTACGTTGAACTGCCATTGGTCTGCCATCAGCCCCAGGTATTTGATATACGTCAGAATACTTAGTAGAGTCTACTGGGACAAGGTCTTTGTAATTTCTTGATTGTTTAAAAGCTTCTAAACTCTCTGGTGTAAACTTAGCAGGATCTACATTACCAAATAGTTTTACTTCTTGTTCTTTCCTGGCTTTTTCAGCCAAGGCTTCCGCTTGTGTTTTTTGTGCGCCTGTTTTACCAATCTGAGCCTCTAACAAACCACGCTTAAGCTCACCCATCGTCCTAGACTCTTCAGCAGCCTTAACCTGTGCAGCAGCAGCGATAGCTTCCTGTGTTAGACCAAGCCTAGTAGCCTCTCTAGCCATAATCTTGTAAGCTTCAGCAGGATCTTCACCATCCCATTGTGCTGAGATAGCATTCTTTAATTCCTGTCTAGCTGCAGCTTCTTTCAGTTTAGGATCTTCTACACCGAACAAACCACCAATAGCTCTACCAGCCTGTGTACCTGCCATACCCATACCAGCCCTGATACTCTGGTATGGTGTTAATCTAGCTTGTGCTATTGCATTAGCTTGATCCTGTTGCATCTGCTGTTGTTGTACATCATAGATGCTTGGACCAAATAGACTTTGTTGCTGTGCCATTATTGTTCCTTAGATCGAAAAACCGTTGTAGCCAACACCAGCACCTGATTGAGCTAACGCATTTAAGGTAGCTTGATCATAACCTGATGTTGGTGTATTCAGTAAACCACCAAGTAGATTACCGAACATACCACCAACAGCACCTGTATTACCTAACACCTGATTAGCTACATTCTGTCTAGCTCCTAACAAGCCTGCTAAAGCCTCTTGTTGAGCTTGTAAGTTACCAGCTAATCCAAGGCTTTGAAGGTTACCTTGTGCTTGTAGACCAGCCAAAGAAGGTTGTAGGAAAGCTTGTGTTTGAGCAACGTTACCTTGTAGTGCTTGCTGACCTAACTGACCGGACAACTGAGCCTGTTGTAGCTGTTGTTGAGTTAGATTCTGGATAGGTGCCAATGCTGCTGCACCTTGACCAATCAACGTACCACGTTCACCCAATGCAGCCTGTCTAGACTGTAGTTCACGCTGTAGTTGCTGTTGTGCTATGGCTTGTTCTTGAGCTAACAACTCTGGTGAAGAACCACCAAAAGCTGAACCACTTACACCCAATCTTCCTTGAGCACGTAACCTAGCCTCTGTAGCTAATCGTTGACGTTCAATCTCTGGTGCAGACAATGCAGATAGTTTATTGTAGTAATCCCTTGTTAACTGATCTACGTTAGTCATGTTAGCAGCCTGTGCAGACTGCATAGCTACCTGAGCAAATGGATTATACATTGCTCTAGCATCTTCAGTCAAGACTGTGTTAACAGTACCTGTAGCAGGATTGTACGTAGTACCGAACAATGAGCCAGTAACACCAAAGGGTGTAAACTCTCCTACCATGTTCGATGCTTGTGTAGCTAATGTATTGTATTGACCACCAAGACGGTTAGCTAAGTTAGTGTACTCAGTTTGTGTTAGCTGACCTTGCTGACGTAATTTATCGGCAGCATCCTGAACCATAGCTAAATTAGCACCAGAACTAACCAAACCACCTAAAACATTCTGAGCACTTGTATTTGTTAGATCACCGAACAACGATGAAGCAATATTCCCTAATGTACTTGTTAAAGCAGCTGGCAATCCAGTTAGTGTTGTTAGTAGATTAGTAGGGATTGGTGTTGTTACTGGAGGCACTGCAGGAGGTGTTGTTACTGGAGGCACTGCAGGAGGTGTTGTTACTGGAGGCACTGCAGGAGGTGTTGTTACTGGAGGCACTGCAGGAGGTGTTGTTACTGGAGGTACTATTGGTGGTAGTAGTGTTGAAGATAATAATGATCCAGTATTACTGATAATTTCAGGCAACGCTGTTGTTCCAATTGCTTCTAATGTAGCTAATGTCGATGCAGGTAATCCAGATGCTGTTGCAGCTAACGATTCCGCCCCACCACTAAGCAAACCACCAGTAGTAGTAGCACCTCCAGTGGCTGCTGCCTCTCCACCTAATAAACTACTACCTAATAAAGCACCACCAACAATACCTAGAGCTTGTAACCATCCTTTACCTTCTGATGTATTCGGACTAGCAAGACGAGTACCCGTAGGTTGACCATAGGCATCGTACTGCTGAACAACAATCTTATCGCCTTGAACACCAATAGCTTTTTCAATAACCCTATCTTCACCAGTACCTAACTGAACAATGTTTTGATTAGTACCTGTTGTAGGGCTTAGTGATCCAGTAAGTAGCGTGCCTTGTGGTAGACCAGCATTTAAGAAGAATTGATTAACCTGTGAGACAGGTAAACCAGTAAGGCCTGACAAATCCTCAGCAGTTAAACCATAAGTCTTAGCTGTTTGAGCAATGGTTTGTCCGCTAGTATTTAAGTTATTAACAAGGTTGTTGACAACAGAATCTAACGTATTCTGAGGAACCATGTAGCTATTCATGATAGCTTGGTCTGTCATCAACGGAGATACACCTAGTAGACTAAACTCTTGATTAGACACTGAAGGCTGAATAGCCTTGATAGCGTTACGGATCTCTGTTGGTGTACGTCCTTGACTAAGCAATGTATCGATGTATCCTTGCTTAGTTGATAACGATGCTGCAGGGTCCCATGTTAGTCCGAACAAACTGTATGTTGTTGGTGCTGGTGTGGAAGCAGGAGGTGTATATACAGGCTCTTGATACACAGGCTCAGCAGTCTGTGTATAAACATTCTCTTGCTGAATAGGCGCAGGAGCTGGTGTTGGAGCTGGAGCAGGGGCAGGAGCTGGAGGAGCATAACCATTACCCAACATCCAGGTAATATCAGACTGAGGTACTCCGGCACCTAGTAGTTCATCAACTGTTGTTCCATTGGCGTTAAACCAAGAAATCTTTTGTTGAGGTGTATAGCTAGACCAACCAGAAGGAAGTGCGGGTAGCGCCATGATTAGTAAGTCCCGTCATCGTACACAACACCACCAGTAGGTAGTGTCACTGTACCTGTAAAAGTAGGGGAAGCAACATCAGCTTTAGACGTGATAGCACTGGCTATGTTGTTGTATTCAGTATCAATCTCAGTACCTTTGATAATCTTACTAGCATTACCAGTTGGTAGTGTGTCCTTAGCTGCAAAGTTTGTGGTTTTGGTATAGTTACTCATTAGATTGTCCTGCCTGCTTTAACAAAAATATCCATTTGTTGAACAGAGAAAGCATCGTTACTGATATCTGCTTCAATACCTAATTGAAACACCCTACCAGCACCACCAATAGTTTGTCCATAGCCTTGGAACTGCTTAGGTACTGGGTTAATGGTAATACCTGCGTTGTACTCAGCGATGTTGTATTCAGATACATTGTATTCTGAGCGAACAACATTAGGGTATGTCCATAGAGCACTACGATAGTCTGTACCGTAGTCTACAGTCCACTTAAGGAATACATTAGTACCTGCTCCACCAACTGTTAAGGTATTAACCTTCTTCAGTATCTTAATGATGGAAGAATCACCAGCATCTAGATGAGAGGTGTAGTACAGGAATCTAAAGCTACTACCGTTGTCTGTGTTGCCATAGTAGCGACCAATGTATCCTGGCCTACCTAAGTACATCTCTCTACTGCGTGTAGACAGTAAAGACTTAGGTGCGTACATCCACTGAGTTACCTTACAAGACCCATCCTGTAGACGTTGTTTGAGGTCAAAACAGTAGGTAATACCTCTAGTGGGTAATGATAGTAGATAAAAAGCTTCTCGTTCGTGATACACTGAACGGATATTATCATAGTCGTTATTAGTCAATACGTCAAGTATTAATTGATCTCTGACATTCCTAGAGATATCGAACAAAGGTGGTGACTTCTCTTGAATAACCCTACCTAAGCTACGAACACCAGTATCAGATAAGAAGAAGATATCAGTGCCTACATCCTGTACTGAATCTCTAGCAATACAACCAACACCATCAATAACTTCAACTAGCTTAAGATCTGCTGTAGGATCACCATCAGCACCAGAGTAAACAATAATAGTCTTCTTACAGAATATGACTAGGAAGCCATTAAAGCCTGCTAGAGCTACGATACTGTCAGTACCATTAGTAAGCACTGATTCAATGCTGACAGAGCCTGAAGCACCTCCAGACCATTTCATACCAGATAGCGTATCTGACCACCATACCGTAGTTTTATCAGTAGTTGTGTCCGCTACCCATAGACGACCATAAGCTGACAATACTTCATTACCTAGCTGTACTGTACCTGAATAGCCTGCATGAGCTGATACAAGCATCCATGTATTAGCTACATGGTCATAGATCAGTGGGTTATGTCCTCGTTGAAAGAAGTAAGTATTATCATTAAAGTTTACTGCTTTCCAGTACTGAGCAGTCCATGTAGCTGAACCATTGTAGACTTCAGTCAGTGTTGTTGTACCAGTGTAGATCCTGTTGTTACCGATACTGACAATCTCTGTAGTACCAGCTTTCTTAACAACTTCATGTAATAGTGTTGGCTCTGTGCTGTTGTAGCCAGCAGTGGTATTAACAGTTACCCAACCCTTACGAGCAGCTATGCGACCATACTGGTCAATCACTGCATTCTCTGCCCTAAGAGCAAACTCTTTAGGTAACGTGATAGGAGAGTCTTGAGTGTTTAATCCATAGAAGCCTGGAGCAACAAGACTAACAGGTCTAATAGGAGCAGCCATTATACCCAGTTCCAAGTTATTTCATCTTCGTACCTAGCTGATTCAATAGCAATGTACGTAGCTACAGCTTTCCTATAAAGATCATTCTGTTGATCAGACAATCTACCTTGATCTTCTCCACGTTCATTGATAGCACGTAGATAAGCACCTTGTATTACTAACTCTGAAGGTACATAGATAACATCAAGATCATTAACTAAATTAGCTTGTGGTACAACACAGTCAACCTTAACTGCATACGCTTGATCAGGTATAGGCCATAGATCTAACGTAATCTCATCGCTGGTGTTGCTATTACCTATGGAGAAATACTGAGGACCACCAGTGACTGTACCTTGCATGTTCACCCAAGCATGCATTTGATCCTGTGAGGCTTGCTCAAGATCACGCTTAAGTGTAGGTATGTAGACCTTTAATAGTCTTGTCCGTGATGATGTACCTGTGATAGCGTAATTCTGAGTACCGTTAACTGTATTGATTGTCTTGGTTGTACGTAAGATAGACCAATTCCAAGCATCTTCGATCTCACGTTTAGTTTCATTGACCATTGCACCGATAAGGTACGAATAGTCAGACTGTATCACTGTCGATACAGTACTCTCTCGCATACGCAAGAGAACGCCATTAACACAGTCTAAGTAAGTAGCCATTACCATTTCACCTTATCAGCCCAGTATGCAGCGGACATCTTACCTTTAGCGATGTTCTTTGCATGACGAGCCTTAAATGATTTATTCCTAGCAGAACCTTCTGGAGAGCCTGAAACACCTTGTTGACCAAACCTGATAGTCTTTATCTGATCACCTTCTTTAGCAACAACGACATGACTTTTAGTAGGATGCGAAGGTGTACGTTTAGGTTTGTTGTAACCAGATACACCAGCTTTTTCTAGCCTAGAATCTTTCATTTCTTCTTCTTAGGTTTAGTCATACCAGCTTCGGACAAAGCAATGGCAACTGCTTGCTTACGAGATTTAACAACAGGACCACCTTTACCACTGTGTAGTGTTCCTTCTTTATACTCTCGCATTACTTTTCCAACTTTAGCAGGTTTCTGCTTCATGATGGATAACCCATCTTACGCTCTTTAGCCTTCATTGTTTTTGATTCTTTCTTCTCATGCATCTTCTTTGCTGACTTTGATGCATACTCTTCTGCTGCTTTCTTACCCTTAGCAGTGTAAGGAAACTTTTTATTCCCGACCATTGGCATTTCTATTCTCCTTTTTTTTGAACATACACTGTACTGTATCTGTTTCCCATATACGGATAGCAGTCCATAGAATTGTTAGCACAGCAGCTATAGCAGGTAATAACTCAGCTAGCGTACCTACAACTGTGATGATAGAGATGGCATCACCTAACTGTTTAACTTGCTCATCAGCTTGCAAAGCCATTTCATATACCTTTCTTTAATTGCCTAACAAGGAGCCTCATACGGCTACTTTACGAATGGCTCGTACAACTAAGGATTGATTCTTAGCGTTGTTGAACTGACCACCGTCTATAAAGTCAATCCTCGTCGCTGTTGTCAAACCTACACCTGCATTGGTAGAACTCCATGTCCTTGCTGACGTAGCAAAGGCTTCAGAGCCACCAGATTGAAAGGCAGCTACAGAGGTCTGTGCAGGCGTTCCTGTTGTGTAGTTAGAGCCTCTGGAAGGCACTGCATAAGAGTTAGTGCCGTAAGACGTAGAGTTGGATGCCGTTGTAGGCTTGAGGTTGTAGTAACAGATCTCTAGCTCATACAAAGCAGGTAGATACCAGTCTGAGTAGCCGTTGATTGTTAGTGCGGCACACCACTGAGCGGCAGGATAAGTAGCTGAGTCTAGCTCTGCTGTATTAGTCGCACCATCGTAAGTAGATAAACCTAAAGAGTCTGAGGTTGCAGCGGTCTTGTAGTTGAGAGCTGTGTTCTCACCCGATGCTTTGGGCGAGACAAGTAGATAGTAAGTATTGCCACCAAAGGAGATCTGTCCTGCGTAGTAGCCACCTTCCCAGAACTCACCGATAGCAGACGGTCCAAAGCGGTTACGAGCACCTGGGCCAAAGCCTCTGACAGAACCGCCTCCTAATGCTTCTAGGACAGGCATTATGCGTACCTGGACTGGCTAGCCAAGACAGTAAATGTTGCCGATCCTGTCTTGATGATGGAGTAAGAGTAAACGTCTATCGAGCTAGCATTACCTGCCGAAGGAGCAGTACCACCTAGCCATTTAGGTATGATGTTTGCACCATCGACCTGAACAGGAGATGTGGCAGAACCGGTTGCTGCGTTGTAGTAAGCAGTGCTTCCATTAGTCACTAAGAAGGCACAGGTTAAGACTTCTCCG